ACGACATCGGCGACGGCACCTATCTCGCCCAGCTGCTGGCCGCCATGGTCGGCATCGTCAACGCCGCCGAGTACGGCCGCCTCATTCACGACTGCTGGCTGCGCCGCGAGCTGATCGAGGTCGGCGCGGCGCTGGTGAACCGGGCCTTCGGCTCCGAGCCCCAGATGGACGGCCCGGGCATCCGCGACGCGGCCGACACGGCGCTGGCCCAGCTCGCCGAGCAGTCCGCCGGCGGCGCCCTGGTGCCCATGGCCGACGTGGCCGGCGCGGCCGTCGACGGCATGCTCGAGGCGATCGACCGCGGCGGCGGCCTGGCCGGCATCACCACCGGCCTTGCGGGGCTGGACCGCATGACGGGCGGCCTGCGCCCCGGCCAGCTCTTCGTGATCGGGGCGCGGGCCAGCATGGGCAAGACGGCGCTGGGCGCGCGGCTCGGCTGGGGCATGGCGGCGGCCGGCGTGCGCGTGCTCTTCGTCACCATCGAAATGCAGCCGCAGGCCATCGGCGCGCGCATCCTGGCCGGCACCTGCGGCCTGAACCTGTCCACCGTGCTGCGCGGCCTGCGCATCGGCGCCGACGGCCGCCCCGAGCCGCTGACGCGCCACGCGCGCGAGGTGGGCGAGGTCGCGGAGGCCGCGCGCCGCCTCGGCCAGCTGCCCATCGCCTGGATGTACCACGGCGCGCCCACCACGGCGCAGATCCGCGGCCACGCGCGCGGCCTGGCGCGGCGCTCGGGCCTCGACGCGATCATCATCGACTACCTCGGCCTGTGCCGCCCCGCCGCGCCGCTGCGCGAGGGCAACCGCGTGCAGGAGGTCGGCGCCATCACGCGCGAGTGCAAGGCGATGGCGGTGGACCTCGGCGTGCCCGTGGTGCTGCTCTCGCAGCTCTCCCGCGCCGTCGAAAGCCGCGAGGACCAGCGGCCCCGCATGTCCGACCTGCGCGATTCCGGCGAGATCGAGCAGCACTCCGACGTGATCGGCCTGCTCTACCGCGAGCACTACTACCTGGTGCGCAACAAGCCCGCCCGCAAGCCGCGCGAGAAGCTCGAGGACTACGAGGCCCGCGTCTTCGAGTGGATGGAGCGCGTGCGCCGCGCCGAGGGCCGCGCCGAGCTTGACATCGCCAAAAACCGCCAGGGCCCCGCCGGCCCCGTGCGCCTGCTGTTCCGCGACGTGAGCGCCTGGTTCGCGGACGAAACCGAAGAAACCCAAGAAACCCACGGAGACCTGTGATGGGCAAGCGCTGCCTCTGCGAGCGTGTGGATTCGCTGCTCGACGCCCAGCCCTGGTTCCGCGTGCTCCCCGCCGCGGCCAAGTGGCTGGCCTGGGCGCTGGCCCGCCGGATCGCCGACGCGCCCGGCCTGCGCCTGCCCTTCGCGGGCGCCGAGGAGGTTTCGCTTTCGGTTTCGGTTTCGGTTTCCGAAGTTGAAACCCATCTGCCCAAGCTGCTCGAAACCGGGCTGTTCGCCCGCGACGACGCCGGCGGCCTCGTCTGCCCCGCGCTGGCCGAGCACGCGGCGCGCATCGGCGCCGCCCGCGAAAACGGCCGGAAAGGCGGGCGTCCGCGCCGCGGCGAGACCCCGGAGGAGGCCGCGCGCCGCCGCCAGGGCGCCCTGCTGCTGCCCGTCTCGGGCGGCCGCCGCGAAACCCAGGAAACCCCGCCGGAACCGAACACCGAAAGCTCGCGCGGAGAGAGAGAGTCTCTCTCTTCAACTCCTATCCCATCTGTCTCTCTCGACGCGCGCGAGCTTTTGGCCCTCACCGAGGAGCTGGCGGCCGTCGCCGGCATGGACCCGGCGCGGGGCGGCTACAACGCGAGCCCCATTCGCGCCTGGCTGGCGCAGGGCGCCACGCCCGACCTGCTGCGCGAGGTCGTCGCCCGCGTCCGCGGCCGCAGCGCCGCCGCCATCGGCAGCTTCCGCTACTTCGACCAGGCCGTGCGCGAGGCGCTGGCCAGCCCGCCGCCCGCCGCCGCGGGTCGCGCCTCGCCGGACGACGAGGAAAGCCCCTGGCTCAAGGCCTTCGAGGCCCATCGCTTCCAGGGCGGCGACCCGGCGCGCTTCCCCTCGCCCGCCGAGTGGTACGCCCAGCACGGGCGCGCGGCGTGATGGCGCCCCTCCCCGCCATGCGCGCCGCCCGATCCGCCGCGTCCACCCGCCAGCCCATCGACATTGAGGAACTCCTGGTCTGGACCTACCGCGCCCAGAAGGCCGATCAGGTCATCCGCCGCGGCGCCGGCCTGCACGCGCTGGAGGCGCTGGCCGACGGCGTCGAGATCCACGCGACCTCGGCCTGCGGCTGCGCCGGCGTCGCCCGCATCGCCGAGCTCGGCGTGAGGGTGGACCAGATGGGCCGGGACAGTGGCGCCCTGCACCCCGACGCCGAGGTCGTCCACCGCGCCGTGATGCAGCTCGACGACAAGGTGCAGGGCCTGCCCCGGTCGCGCCTCGTCATCGTCCACGCCGCGCGCGCCGAGCGCCCCGGTGACCTCGCCTGCGAAATCCCCCGCCCCGTGCCCCGCCTCAACCGCAACGGCAGCGTGCAGGTGCAGTGGCTCGACCAGGGCCGCAAGCGCGGCTTCTGCCCGATCGACTACCAGCCGAGCGTCGCCCTCATCGACGCCGCCCGCGAGGAGTACGCCGCCTGGCACGCCGCCCTGCGCCTCCTCCACCTCGCCCTCCACGACGACGCCCGCCTGACCCGCTGGCACCCCCTGCGCCCCGCCGCGCCGGCCGAGCCATGGAATCACGCTTGACATCCGCGACGACACTGTTGACAAGGCAGCCCAGCAACACCTGCGCCCGGAGCCCCACGGCCCGGGCGCTTTGCGTTGGAGGCGCGGGTCCTTCCGGGCTTTCGCGCGCCGCAGTGATTAAAACCCCGGCGATTTTCTAGTCGGGCGGTTTCCGAGGAGGGTTACGGGGCATGACCATCGTGACGGATGGTGACGGCCTGGACGTTCCGGAAACCATGCAGGCCTTCGCCGACCGAATCGGAAAGAGCCGCCCCTACATCTCGAAGCTCAAGGCGCTGGGGAAGCTGGGGCCGGAGTGCTTCACGCCCGACCGGCTGATCGTTCCGCGGCTGGCGCTGGCGGCCATGGCGGCCGAGCGCGATCCGGCCCGGGCGCCGCTGGGCGGATCCGCCGAGGCGTCAGATGCGACCTACGCCCGGCAGCGGGCGCGCAAGACGGCGGCCGAGGCGGAGCGCGCCGAGATTGAGCTGCGCGCACGGAAGGGTGAGCTGGTCGAGCGCCAGGTGATCGCCGGCACGCTGACGCCGTGGATTCGCGAACTGCGCGACGCGATCATCGCAGTGCCGCGCGACACGGTGCTGGACCCGGTGCAGGCCTCGGATGCGGAGGCGGCCCTGACCAACGCGCTCCAGGCCTTCTCGGCGAGGCTGGCGGGCATGGCGGAGACCGAACATCATGGAGGTGCTGGCGCCGCCTGACGACGGCGCGCGATTCCTGCTGCGCCTGCTGGCCGATGGGCTGCGGCCCGATCCGCGCCGGACCGTCGCCGAATGGGCGCAGGCCGAGCGCGTGGTCGCCGAGGGATCGTTCGAGGGGCGCTGGCGCAACGAGCGCACGCCCTACCTGGTCGAGCCGATGGAGCGGGCCTCGCTCTGCTCGCCGACGCGGCGGGTGTCCTTCCTGGGCTCGGCGCAGATCGGCAAGACGCAGCTGGGCGTGAACCTGGCCGGGCAGATCCTGTGCGAGACGCCGGCGCAGGCGCTGATCGTGCTGCCTTCGCTGAACTCGCTGCGGCAGTACAACCGCGACAAGCTCGACCGGACCGTCCAGGCGACGCCGGCGCTGGCGCGGGCGGTGGCCGATGTGGTCGAGCGCTCGGGCGCGGGCAGCACCACGGCCGTCAAGCGCGGCGCGCGCGGCGCGCAGGTCGAGCTGGTGACCGCCAGCAGCTCGCGGGACTTGCAGAGCCGCACCTGCCGCGTGCTGATCCTCGAGGAGATCAGCGAGTACGAGTTGGACGTCGGCGGCCGCGGTGATCCGGTGGATCAGGCGCTTGCGCGGACCATCGCGTGGCGCAAGCGCGGCGAGAAGGTGGTGGACATCTCGACGCCCGGGATCAAGGGCGCGTGCCGCATCACGAAGCTCTACGACCAGGGCTCGGGCGGCCGGTTCATGGTGCCCTGCCCGGAGTGCGGGCATCGGCAGGAGTTCCGCTTCGCGCAGCTGCGCTGGACGCCGGCGCAGCCCGAGACGGCGCGCTATCACTGCGAGGGCTGCGGCGTCGGCATCGAGGAGCGCCACAAGGGCCGGATGCTGGCCGGCGGCGCCTGGGTGCACGACCGGCCCGAGCGGCTGAACCTGCACGCGAGCTATCGGCTCAACGCGCTCGCCTCGCCCTTCACGCCCTGGGGCGAGGTGGCGAAGGAAGCCGCGCGCGCCGAGCAGGACCCGTCGGCCCAAAAGCCGTTTTTCCAGCAGTGGCTGGGCGAGGCCTGGGACGAGGCGGCGGACCTGCCCAAGGCGGAGGTCCTGCTGCTGCGCCGCGACCGCTGGCGGCCGCGGCACGTGCCGCCGCAGGTGGTGTTCCTCGTCGGCGCGACCGACGTGCAGGGCGACCGCCTGGAGTGGGCGGTGTGGGGCTTCGACCGGCTGTTCGGCCAGTGGCTCATCGACACGGGCGTCATCGAAGGCGACCCGACGCGGCCGGAGCCGTGGCAGGCGCACGACGCGCTGCTCGATCAGGCCTGGCCGGACGCCTGGGGCAAGGATCGCCGGCCGGACGTGTGGGGCGTGGATGCGGGCTACCTGAGCAGCCACGTCTACGCCTACGCGCGCCGGCACGCGGCGCGGGTGACGCCGGAGCTGCGGGCGCTCGACGGGCGGCCGGGCTGGCGGCTGCCGCCGATCGGCACGCCGGTCACGCGGGATGTGGACTGGCAGGGGCAGCGGATCGGGGCGGTGCGCCTCTGGCCCGTCGGCACCTGGGACATGAAGTCGGAGCTCGCGGCGGCGCTGCGGCTGACCGAGCAGGGGCCCGGGCCGGAAGGCTGGCCGCCGGGGGCGCTGCGCTTCAACGAGCAGGTGGACCGGCCGTGGCTGGACCAGCTGCTGGCCGAGCAGTGCGTGGAGAACCCGCGCACCGGGCAGCGCTCGTGGAAGAAGATCGCGGCGCGCAACGAGGCCTGGGACCTCGCCGTCTACACCCGCGCGCTGGCGCGGCAGGCGACGGAGGGGCTGACGGCGGAGCGCTGGGCAGCGCTGGAATCCGAGCGGCTGGGGCCGCCGGCGTCGGCGCAGGCCGACCTGGCGGAGCTGTGGGCGCCAAGCCTGCGCGCGCAGGCGGAGGAGGCGGCGCGGCGGAAGGCGGCGGAGGGCGAGCGGATGCCGCTTCCGATGCGGCCTCCTTCGGGCGCCGAGGACCGCTTCCTGGAGGGCGGAGAGGATTTCTGGGGCGAGTAAGCCCCGAGCAGGAGCGCACCCGGTGCCCTACACCTCCGATGACCTCAGCGCGATCGAGCGCGCGATCGTCGCGCTCGGCGCGGGCCAGCGCACGACCGAGGTGCGCTTCGCCGACGGAAGAGCGGTGAAGTACAGCGACGCCTCGCTCGACCAGCTGCGCGCGCTGCGCGCCGAGGTGGCCGCGCAGGTGGGCGGCGCGGCGCAGGACCCGACGCTGATGCGGGGCGGCGTGACCTACGCCGAGTGGACGCGCGACTGATGCCGCGCTTCTGGATCGAGCGGGCGCTGATGCCGCTGGCTCCGGCCTGGGCGCTGCGCCGCATGGGCGCCGCGATGCAGGCCGAGCAGCTGATGCGCGCCTACGACGCGGCGCGGCCGTCGCGCGCCACCAAGGGCTGGCGGCGGCCTTCGACCTCGGCGCGCGCCGAGGATCTGCCGGCGCTGAAGGCGCTGCGCAACGGCGCGCGGGACCTGGTGCGCAACAGCCCCTGGGCGAAGAAGGCGGCGGCGCAGCTGCCGGCGCATCTGGTGGGGACGGGCGTGGTGCCGCGCCCCATGGCGGGCGCCGACCGGACGCGGCAGCGCGCGATGGCGGCCTGGGAAGAGTGGGCCGCCGCGACGGACGTGGAGTGCGGCGCCGGCTTCGACGCGCAGCAGGCGCTGGTGGCGCGGACGGTGGTGGAATCGGGCGAAGCGCTGGTGGTGTGGGACGCGGCGCCCCGCGCGCCGGGCGGCTACACGACGCGCGTGCTGGAGCCCGACTATCTCGACGAGACGCTGAACGAGGTGTCGCGCAACGGCTCGGGCCGCATCATCGGCGGAATCGAGGTGGACGCGCAGGGCCGGCGCGTAGCCTACCACATGTGGCGCGAGCACCCAGGCGACCTGATGCCGGTGCTGTCCGCGCGCGGCGAGCGGGTGCGCGTGCCGGCGGCGAACGTCGATCACGTGTTCCATCGGGTGCGGCCCGGGCAGATGCGCGGCATTCCCTGGCTGGCGGCGAGCATGCTCGGCATCCGCGAGCTGGGCGACTACGTGGAGGCCGAGCGCTGGCGCAAGAAGATCGCCGCGGCGCT